AAGGTTATGTTTGAAAGTATTGTAAACACCGTTTTTTCGTTACCGTATTTAGCCATAGGGGTAACTATTGCTGCTATTTTAGATATAGCAATTTACTACACTAAAGTAACTACCCGGTTTACTTTAATACAGATATGGGGTTGTACTATGTGTTGGCCTGTTGTATTGTTCTCTCTTGTTGTTGCATTCATTTACGGACAAAGCAGATAAGTTATGTATAAAGATAAAATAAGTCTTTCGGAGGCTATGTCTCTTGAATTATTAGGAGAGATTACAATTGTTGATTCTTCACCAGAATCTGTTTTGGCCTACCCTAAGGTAGGAAAAAAATGGAAAGAAGCATTTATTACTCTTCAATCTAAATATAGACATGTATCTCCAGAGAAACTCCTTACCTTTCTATCGGCAAAATACCTTATAGAAGTTTCGGAAGGTATAGTAGATAGAGATACCAGTACATATTCCTGGAGATATTTCCATGGTATAGAGAATAAGAAGATACAGGAGAGGTCTACCGATGATATCGAGTATGTATATGTCCTTGTAAATCCCGCTTATCCTTCCTTGGTTAAGATTGGAATGACCATTCATGATGTTCATAGGAGAGTCAAAGGGATAAACGCTACTGCGACAGTTGAAGAGTGGGTTCCAAAATTTGCACTTCCTCTAAGGAAGGGTAAGGCATTTGAAGTTGAACAATCCGTTCATACTTTCTTTGCCGGACAAAGAGTAAATTCCGATCATGGCAATTCTAGAGAGTTTTTCACCTTGTCTCCTTTTACGGCTTTCGATAAGATTCGAGAGGTAGGAGCATTGTTTACCGTTGGGGAGCCTGTTATTTATTAGAGTTTATCCTGGAAGAACCTGGAGGGTTCGGGTTATATATAAAAAATCTTGCGCGGCGATTCTTCGAAAATAATTGTTATTTTAGTTGCTCCCCTCCTTTTTTCTTCGTATATTTAGGTACAATCAAAAAGATATATTATGAAACAGTTGAAAAATTTATTCTTACTACTACTTTCTTTATTCGTTTTTAGTTGTTCTACCCCTGAAGTAGAATCTAATGTATGTTTAAATGGAGATTGTAATGCAAATTTCTGGGTTGATACTCAAGGACATCCTGGAACTTATCAAGATAACCAAGGTGTTTGGCATATTAAACATGCTGGATTGAATTATTTTACTGTGAAAGGTCAATTGACTCCTTTAGAGCCTTCTAAAGAGATCAATAATGTTCCGGATGTAGTAACGTGTTTTGATTCTAATTTCTTTTACTTACCCGGAAATATTGTTTGGACTTACCCTGTTTATTCTTATTTAGGGCTTTGGTCTAGCAGTCAAATGAACACACCTATTGCTATTGGAACTCAAACATATACCTTTCCTCAGTTGTCTAATCAATCAACTATTTTTAACTTAGCAGGATATACCATTGAACCGCATTTAGATTGGTACGGAAATCAATCAGTATTACAGACTTACTTCAGTACTAAGTCGAGATATACATATACACCTCAACAAAGCATGGCTTTTTTTCAGGATTTTATAGGGCAATCTGCAACGATTTATGTGAATGTATACTTTAGTAACCTACCTAATCCTGTTAAGAAAGAGCTAAAAGTGGTGTTTGAACCTTAAGAGTTGCTTCTTAAAAAAAAAGTTCATAACTTAACCATTATTAATAATATAGATAATTAAAAATATTAAAATAAATAAATAATTAATTAATAAATAATAAAAATGAGAAATAAAGATTTATTCGTACAGAAATTAGAACGTTTCGAAGCAGAGGTTAAGAAAATGGGGTACCATATACACCGTAATGAACAAGCTATAGCTTATGATAAAGTTGAAGAGCTTTTACAGAAAATAGGTGATATGAGGACATTACTAAATACCGAACACCAAGACTAATGAACCTTTCGGCAGAACAGTTACAAAAGAATTGGGATAAGCATCTTAAAATCGTAGATACTTTTATCACCGGAGATCGTAAGGAGAAGTTAAAATCTCTTTACGAATCCTTAGTAGAAGATATGATTATGGCTCCTGCTTCGGGTAAACCTTCCTACCATAATGCCTTCCCCGGAGGGTATATTGACCATGTAAACCGTGTTGTTCATTGTGCTCTAAAGACTAAACAACTATGGCAAGAAATGGGGGCTACTATCGATTTTACAGATGAAGAGTTAGTTTTTGCTGCTCTTAACCATGATTTGGGTAAAATAGGATTTAAAGGGCAACCGAACTACCTTCCTCAAACAGATGCCTGGAGAAGAGATAAATTAGGAGAAATCTATACGCATAATAAAGACCTTTCTTTTATGCTTATTCAAGACCGTTCTCTATTTATCCTTCAGCAAAATGGTATAGCTATGAATGAGAAGGAATATTTAGCTATTAAATTACATGACGGATTGTATGACGATGTTAACAAACCATACTACATAACCTTCAATCCAGATTCTAAATTAAGAACTAATATAGTCTATATTTTACATCAAGCAGATTTTCTAGCTTCTAAAATAGAGTACGATGCTTGGAAAGCATCAGGAGGAACTTCAACACCTAAAGTAGAGAAGACAACTTCTTCTACAGGTAAGAGAGTTAATGCTTCGGAAGGATTAATGAATACAGTAAAAGGAATTTAATATGGTAATATTAACAATTATTTTAACGATATTAGTTTTAGTATTAATCTACACAACTTGGAATTTACACCGTAAGGTGGCAAAGCAAGAGGATATTATAGAATACCAAGTAGGTTATTTAAGAAAGGTTGCGTATCTTATTAGTGAATCAAAAATTTATGTTGAACAATTAGATGAGAAAGGCACTTTTAGATCTGATGATGAAGTCGGAGTTTTCTTTAACTTTATGAAAGAAATACAAGAAACTATAAATGCCTACCGTCTCCCAGAAGATTATGGCAAAACCAGTAAATAAAGATAATTACTACTTTACACAAGAAACAGAGGATGCTATTGTACTGTACAACGCTTCCTCTGATCCTGTGTTTAGAGATCGCATTTTTAAAGCTAAAATATATCACGCTTTATATAAACTATCAGAGAATATAATACATACTTTTAAATTTTACTATACAGATGTAAATGATATAGAAGATTTAAAATTAGAAGTAATAACCATGTTAGTAGAAGAGAAACTTCATAGATTTGATCCTACCAACGGTGCTAAGGCATTCTCCTACTTCCAGACTATTGTTAAGAGATGGTTGATTAACTACAATAATAAGAACTACAAAAAGTTAAAACAGGTAGGTTCTTTTGATGAAATGGAAGATTCCTATGAATCAGATTTCGATACAGAGAATAGTATGCAAATGCCTCTCAAAACTGTAGTAGATAAATTCGTAGAAGAGAGTTATTTAAACTTAGTAGAACTTTTTCCTAAATCCCACGAACAAAATGTAGCAGATGCAATACTTACTTTATTTAAAACTCGATATGATTTAGAAATATTTAAGAAAAAAGCTCTATACATCTATATTAGGGAGATGACTGAATGCGAAACCCCTACTCTAACAAAAGTAATTAATAGACTTAAAGAAGAATTCTATAAAGTTTATCAGAAGTATCAAAAAGCAGGATACTCTATCCAATAAATATACCCTAGATATTTATAAAATAAACAAAGTATGGGATTAGAGACAACAATATTCGGGAAAAAGACCGTTTCTGATGTTTTAAAGGAAATCTACGATAACTCTAAAAATAAAGAAAAACAAATCAACGCTCTTATCGGAGAGTTAAAACCTCTTGTCGAGAACATAGGAGATGCAACTCTAGTTGTTCCTATGATAAAAGAGTATTTAGAGGTTGGAGTAAAGAATGACGAGCATCTTATTAAAATGGTAGCACTTGTTCAAAGACTTGAAGGAGGAGGAAAAGCATCTGAAGCAGACTTTTTTAACCCAGAAGAGCTTGCAAAGTTAATGGAACAAAGTGAAGAGCTAGGAAAGCAATTAGATAAAAAAGACGAAGAGTAATGGCATTTAAGTCACATCTAAATACATCTAAACTCTCAAAAGGAGGAGGAGGAAAAGGATCTTCAGGTAATACCTCAGGAGTAAATCAATACGGTAGAGTAGTTCACGTTGTTCTTACCTTAGATGATCCATATTGTGATAATGCAAGTATGATTAATGGAGTTTATTTTAGATCTCCAAAAGTACCAGCAGATGAGACTGATATAAGAAAGTTTCCTTTTGCATATCAAGGAAGCGCTCAAAACCGTACGATACCTCTTAATAAGGAAATAGTAACACTATATACAGGAGCAGACCCAGGGAGTATTGATAATCCAGGTAAAACTAGGACATATTGGAAAGAAGTGGTAAATGTATGGAACCATCCTCACCATAATGCAGCACCAGATACACTTCAAGATAACTGGCAAGATGATCTACTGAAGGGATTTCCGGAACAGAAAACAATTAACCCTCTAATAGCAAATCCTGGAGATACCTTAATTGAAGGACGTTTAGGGCAGTCTATTAGGTTTGGAGGAAGTAAAGGAGCTAGTACATATATAGATGATAGTAATAACGGTAAACCGGTTATTATAATAAGTAATGGACAAGTTACAACTAAAAACGGAAGTGATTTAATAGAAGAGAATGTAAACGAAGATTTTAATTCACTCTATTTTTTCTCTGATCATAAATCTATATTAAAATCTGCAAACAATAAGAGAGATTCTTATGATGTAGTTCCATTAAGAGCTAATGAATACATAGGTAACCAGGTTATACTAAACGGAGGAAGATTATTTCTTAACGCAAAAGAAGACTCAGCATTTATATCAGCAAAAGAATCTATAGGACTAAATGCTAGAACAGTTAATTTAGATGCAACAGATTATTTTTGCGTAGATTCTAAAAAAATATACTTAGGAAAAAAAGCAAGAACATCATCAGGGAACGAACCAGTAATATTAGGTACTCAATTACAGAGCTGGTTAGAAACACTATTAGACACGTTAGAAAACGTAGGATCTGCTATGTCTACAGCCACAGCAGTGAGCGGAGGTCCAGTGACAAACCTAGTAACAACAGGTCCAGAGTTAAGAGCAGTAGCTAGATCTCTAAAAGCACAAATAACACAATTTCAATCTAAAAAAGTATTTACAGAATAATGGCAGAAGTTAATAATACTTTAGAAAATTCAATCCAAAAAGCTAGAGAAGCTCAAGCAGCATTTGAAGAACAGAAGAAGAAGATTGAAGAAACCAAAGCAAAAGCGGAAGCAGCTGCTAAAAGGGCAAAAGAGATACGACAGAGATTAAAAGAGCTTCAAGCAATATATAAAGCAGGTGGATCAGTTAAAGGAGGGATATCTGCTATAGTAGCTTCTCAAGTAGGGAATGTTAGAGCGTTGTTAATAGTACAAGTACAGAAAAACGTACTAGCCATGTTAACTAAATTCTCCTCAGAATGCCCAGATCCAAAAACTCTACAGAGAATAATAAAAACTCGTAATACATTACTAAAAAACGTTACCGCACTAAGACAGAGAGTTCAAAAATTTAGTACTGTTGCATCAAGTCTACAGACAACAGCTACGTTAGTTAAGACATTAATACAGGTAATTACATCTATTCCACTACCCACAGCAATTATTCCACCTATGTCAGGAGGTATCGGGGTACCGGTAAGTCTACTAACAAAATATAGTAACTCTTTGGTAAAGTTAAATAAAACCTTAGATAAAGTAGTAGATGAAGCAGGTGCAATAACATCTGTAGTATCATCAATAAACCCTCCTTTACAAACAACAGAAGACCGTTTAAAGAGTATAGATGCATTAATCCAACAGTGTACTGAAGGAGCTTCAACACAAGCAGATCTCGCAGCATTACTATCAACTGCACAACCTCAAGGAAATACAGGTTCAGAAGGTACACCAGATCCGAGTTACCTATACAAAGGGTATATATTAGAGATTATAGTAGATCCAAACTCGCCAAAAATCGCACCAAGAAGGTATGCTATTGCAAAAGATAGACGAGGGATTGTAGTATTAAGAGGTGAATCATCATTCAGTTCCTCTACAGATATACTACTAGAAGAAATTAAATTTAGAATAGATAATCAATTACCATAACATAACTATTTATTAATATGAAGTTAGATGTTTTTAAAAAATTAATAAAAGAAGCAGTAAGAGAAGCAGTTCGAGAAGAATTAGCAATAGTTCTTTCTGAGGATAGAGTTCCTGTAAAAACACAAGTACAACAAGTAACAAAGTACGAAAACTATAGACCAGTAGTGGCAAAACCAATACCTACAGGAGATCCTATTATGGATATGTTGAACGAAACAAGAGCTAGTATGACTCAAGAAGAGTATAGAGATATGTCTTCAATGACTTCAGACATGGTAAATCCTTCAATGAATCCTTTCCAGAATTTTAGTCAAGGACCTGAACCAGGTTTAGATTTAAGTACATTGGATTTTGTAAAAAACGCAGGAGCAATATTTAAAGCATCAGTAGCAAAAGATAAAGAAAGATTTGGAGCATAATGGCATTTAACGTACAACAGATAAACCCTTTAGATCTTCAACCTAGTGTTGGAATAGGAGTAGGACTTCCATTTACTTCAGGAGAAGTATTTACCACAACCTATACAACTCAGGATGCAATTAAGTCAAATCTTATTAACTATTTTCTAACAGGAAAATCAGAGAGATTTTTTAACCCAGACTTAGGAGCAGGATTAAGAGCAATACTGTTCGATCAAATGACACAAGAAAGTAAAGACCAAGTAGAGTACATAGTACAGACAGGACTAAGTACCTGGTTTCCTAACGTAATTGTTAATCAACTTACAACAGAAGTATCTCCGGATGCTAACTTATTCACATTATTCTTGAGATATAGTATTGCAAATACAAACATACAAGACGAACTATTAATTAATTTTGAACAATAATGGCTCAAGATAGAGAAATAAAATACGTAAACAGAGACTTTACAGACTTTAGAAGCCAGTTAATAGAGTACGCGAAAAATTATTTTCCAAACACCTATAACGACTTCACCCCTACCTCTCCAGGTATGATGTTTATTGAAATGGCAGCATATGTAGGAGATGTACTATCCTTTTACCAAGATATACAGCTTCAAGAAACCTATTTACAGTACGCTAAAAACCCTGCAAATTTATATAACTTAGCTTATATGATGGGATATAAGCCAAAAATAACAACAGTTTCAGAAGTAGATATTGAAGTATCTCAAATAGTTGATGCAACACTTAATGGAGAACCAGACTGGTCACAAACCCTTCAAATAGGAGCTGGAACACAACTAAGCTCAACTTCAAAAGGACAACCTAAGTTCTATGTTGATAAAGCAATTGACTTTGCTTTCTCTAGCTCATATGATCCTACCGATGTAGTAGTAAGTAGTTTAGATATAAATGGAGAACCGGATGAGTTTAGGTTAATTAAAAGAGTAAAAGCATTTTCAGGAGAAGTTAAAACTGTAAGTGAGACTATACCTACTGTAGAGAAGTTTAAAACTCTTACAATTGACGATACTAATATAGTAGGAATACTTTCTATTGTAGATAATAACGGGGCAGGGCAGACTTGGACTGAAGTACCTTTCTTAGGACAAGATACGGTATTTGTAGACACTACCAATACAGGAACAGATGCAGGACAAGTTCCATATATGTTATCTTTACAGAAAGTTCCTAGAAGATTTGTTACAAGATTTACATCTACCGGACAACTTCAGATACAGTTTGGAGCAGGTATAACAGGTCAAAACGACGAAGTATTAACACCAGACCCTACTAACGTAGGATTAGGAACCTCTCAAGGACTTTCTAGAATTGATTACGCTTACGATCCTTCTAACTTTCTATATACACAGACATACGGACTTGCTCCTCAAACCACTCTTCAAATAAAGTACTTAGCAGGAGGAGGGGTAGTAGCAAACGTACCTGCAAATACAATTACATCAATAGTATCTATTAATAGAACAGGTACCGGTAGAGATCTAACATTCTATAACCCAGAAGCAGCCTCTGGAGGTAAGGATGGAGATACTGTAGAAGAATTAAGACAAAATTCATTAAGAGCATTTAGTGAACAAGGGAGAGCAGTTACTTTACAGGATTATACAGTTAGGGCATTGTCATTACCGTCTAAATACGGAACAATAGGAAAAGTCTATATAACACAAGATCAATTAACAAACCCTAATTCTACAACAGATAGTATTATAGATAGTAACCCTTTGTCACTGTCTATGTACGTATTAGCATATAATAACGATAGAAATTTAATAAATACAACTCCAACATTACGGAATAATCTTAAGAGATACTTAGCACAGTATATGGTACTTACTGATGCAATAAATATAAAAGATGCATTTGTAGTTAATATTGGGGTAAATTTCGATATAATAGTAAGACCTAACTATACAGGAAGGGACGTACTACTGCAATGTAATACCCTACTTCAAGATTATTTCGATATACGTAAATGGAATATTAACCAACCTATTAACCTATCAAGCATATATACTTTACTTGATCAAGTTAAAGGTGTACAGACAGTACAGAAAGTAGAAGTGACTAACTTACAGGGAGGGGTATATTCACAATACGCATACAGTATTAATGGAGCTACTAGAAATAATATAGTATACCCTTCTTATGATCCTATGATCTTTGAAGTAAAATTTCCAACAACAGATATTAAAGGAAGAATAACAACATTATAAAATGGCAGTATATAGAATATTTCCCGAAAAAGACACCTTTATCTTCAGTGAAGCATCTTCTTCTAACGCAGGATTAGATGAAATAATTGAATTAGGAGGGTACTACGATGTAACAGATGAAGGAGAAGCTAGTAGATTACTAATTCAATTTAGTTCTACAGAAATTGCAGATGTAGTTTCAAATAAAATAAAAAGCAATAACTACAGTGCCTCTTTAGGATTATATTTAGCTGATGCTTATCAAATACCTGTCAATACAGTCATATATACATACCCTGCCTACTCTTCAGCAGGAGGATGGGATAACGGTACAGGTAAATACGGAGATATTCCAACTAATACTTCAGGAGTTTCCTGGGCTTATCAAAAAGCAGGACTAGGAACACCTTGGCTAACCTCTATGTACCCAACAGGAGTTACTGCTTCATTTTCAGCATCTAAAACAGGAGGAGGAAACTGGTATACAGCATCAGGAGCAACTAATCTTGAATTCACTCAGTCAAATCCTATGAATTCTACATACGATATTGACATAAACGTAACACCAGCTGTAAAACTTTGGAATGCAAACACTATTGTAAACAGTGGTTTTATTTTAAAACTTGCAAATAATTTAGAATTTAATACTACATCTTCTATAAGGCTAAAATACTTTAGTGCTGATACTAATACAATCTACCCACCTTACCTAGATTTTAAATGGGATGATAGTAGTTACAGTACAGGAAGTTTATCGGTTCTCTCAAATAATATTTCTACAATCAATATAACTAATAATAGAAGTGAATACTCTAACGTAGGTAAACAGAGATTCAGGGTAGCTGCAAAGCCAAAGTACCCGGTAAGAACATTTACAACAAGTTCTGTGTATTTAACAAACTATGCACTTCCATCAGGATCTTATTGGGGAATAAGAGATGAGAATACAGAAGAAATGCTTATTGACTTTGATACTAACTTTACAAAAATAAGCTGTGATAGTCAAGGAGGTTATTTTGACGTGTATATGGATGGGTTGCAACCAGAGAGATATTATCGTATATTAGTACAAACGACCTTAGATGGAAGTACAACAGTAATCGATAATCAGAATGTATTTAAGGTAGTTAGAAATGGGTAACGATGAATAATATAAAGATACAAAAGACAGTTTTTAATGCTACTGAATTCAATAGAGTAGTAAATAGGTCTTTCTCTACATTTACACAACCAGTAGCAGAGGAAGATACCGATACTATTGAAAACTTTTTTAGACTCTACGATAAACTGTATTTTGAAATAGATGTTACAGGGGAGACAGATTCACATGAATACCTAGTAAGAAAGAGTTCAGAATTATTAGATTTTGAAAAAACTACAGAAGACATACAACCTTTACTAGATGAAATTGCACAATTAAGAACAGAACTATTACAAGCAAACCAGCAAATTTTAGACTTAGAAACAGCTAATACATAATGGCAGATATTACATATATAGTTAATCAAGACAACTCTGATAATATTTCAGGAGTAGAAAAATTCTCTCAAGCAGATTCGCAATTGATTAGTCAATTTGGAATAAATACTTTATTTGATAGAAATAAAAACTATATAGAATTACATATATTTAATCTAGCAGATGAAATATTACAGAGTGATTACAACTACACTAGTTATTTAGAATTAGGAAATGCAGAATCTGCAGGAAAAGAAGGAGCATCTGTACTAACAATAGATGCTATAAGTGATATTAAAGAATACGGATACTTAGGAGGAGACGTTAAACTACTGTATCACTTTGTAAATGATTTATTCTCAGCAAGACGAAACAGTACACAGTTCTTCATACAGGGTATCTCTGAAGATAGAACAGAGTTAAAACTGCAAACATTTGATCTTTCTAATCAAGAAATAATAACGTATGTTAGAGATGTTCAAAATAGGATAAGTAATCAACCCTACTTTAACGAATTTAGATTAAATTTTCAAAACAACGATCTACTAATAGGTATAAACATAGATACTCTAGTAGAAGGAGAGAATAATGTAGTAACAGTAAAGCTATACGAACCTCTACCAGGAACCTACGGGCTAAAATCTACATTATCCATAACAGAACTTGTATCTGATTCAATCGTATTTGAAGTAGATTCTAGTGTTGAGCCAGAAGTAGAATTAATAGATTATATACGCCCTGCAAATTTTAACCTAGATATTATAGACAATGATGTAATACCTACACAATACTTTAACTACGATGAATTATTTAGCTACCCAGTTAACAATACAAACAGCCAGGTATACTCTCTAGTTAGTGAAAAAGGAGCAGAACTTAGTATAGATCATACAGACTATAGCGATTTTATACACTTCTCCTCAGCTTATGAAAGATTAGCAAATTTTAAATATAAACTACAGTTAATTGAAGGATATTCTTCCAGTTTAGCTCAAATTGGTAATGCTACATCACAATCTGTAGGAGTTACAGGAAGTGTTTCTTATTACGAAAAGCTTACACAAGGTATTTTAGATAACTTAGACCATTACGAAAGATACTTGTATTTTCAATCTAGTTCATATGCATGGCCTAAATCGAATAATACATCTCCATATATCAATAGACCGACCACAAACGTTATTGCACAGAGTTGGTATACAAATCAATTATCCATTGCAAATAGGTACGACTTATCAAACCTAAATGCAGTAGTAAATACAATACCTTCGTTCCTAAGAGATGATCCTAATAATGAAAACTATTTAACATTTATTCATATGATAGGTCAGCATTTTGACAATCTATGGATATATACAAAAGGAGTATCAGATAAGTACGATGCAGATAATAGATTAAACTCAGGAATATCTAAAGACCTTGTAGGAGAAGTGTTAAAGAATTTTGGAGTTAAATTATATACTTCTAATAAATCGATAGAGGATTTATTTAGCTCATTTGTAGGACAGGCATACCAATCAGGAAGTGAGAAAATAACTACTTACGTAACAGGATCCATTACAGGTTCAAATACACCTATTCAACCTTCATCAGTAGACAACTATCAGAGAGAGGTTTATAAAAGGATTTACCACAACCTTCCATTATTGTTAAAATCAAAAGGAACTGAAAGAGGACTGAGAGCATTAATTAACTGTTTTGGGATACCTTCAGATATTTTTGATATTAAAGTATATGGAGGAAGAAATATAAATGAAAGACCTTTTTACGGAGACTACAGATACTATACGAGTTCTTTAGATAAAATAAGACTGGATAATACAGGAAGCTTAATTACAGGAAGTACATTATCTCAATATACTTCTATAATTAAAAGAGAATATAAGTATACAGATGATTTACATCCAATTGAATTAGGGTTTTCTCCTACAGACAATGTGGATAATTATATTATCTCTAAATCACTATCGACAGCATCTCTAGCCTCTTTCAATATTGATGATTATTTAGGAGATCCTAGAAACCTGTATTTAGATGGGTACTATAATATTGCACCTATAGGAAGTGTATCAGGGAGCTTAGTTGATTTAACAGATCGTATTATGAGTGGTTCATCTGCTTATAATGTATATGATTTTGTTAGATTGATTAAATTCTTTGATAATACTATCTTTAAGATGGTTAAAGATTTTATACCTGCAAGATCTACAGCAGATACAGGCATAATAATCAAACCGCACTTATTAGGAAGATCTAAAGCTAAATCAGTAAAACTTACAGGATCGAGACCAGAACATACAGGTTCAATTGATACTGCATTTACAGAAGGAGATAGTGGTGGAAGCTACAATAGTCAAGTCGACTTTTACAATACATCTTATGTAGATACTATACAAACACCACAAGGAATTTCAGGACCTTTTACACAACAAGGAGTTAATACAAATCTCATACCAGTAAGTTCACATGCTCATGAAGAACCTAGGTTTAATGGAGAATTAGATAACAGTGGTATAGAAATATCTGATGGAGAATTAAACAGAGACAATACCTATAAAGCTATCGAAAATGTATTATACCCTTATAATATTACATTTGTAAGTGCTTCAGATGAGATATGTTTATTGAATGTAAATGCAGGTTTAACATCACCTGTATACATTACATCATCTACTGCTCCGTTAGTTAGTACAGATTTCTTTACATACACTAATGCTTCAAGTCAATATACATTAAGAGTACCTAAGACAGGAGGTACCGATACTTCTATTACATTCCCTACAACAATACAAAGTCTACAACCAACCTTTCCAGGACTGACACAGTATTCAACAGGATCTATAAAAGTTAATAATGTAAACTACACATTAGGGGTTTGTACATCTTCTATAGATTTTATTTATGCAACATGTAGTCTTTCATTAACACAGGTAGGACAAGATATAAATGATGTAATAATGAGTCCGTACTTAAATAATACAACCCCATATAACCTTACAACCTGGTTTACCAATCATCCGTCACAGTCAGTTCAGTATACTATAACATCGGCAAGTGTAACAACTGTAATAGATAACTCAGGATCTTATCAATTCCCTACTTCTTCTAACGGATCGCCAGTAACTATTACAATCTCAGATCCAAAAGCAGGGCCAGGATGTAGATTAAGTAAAACAGTAAATGTAGGAAATTGTTTTATAGGAACAATCCCTACAGGTTCAAATGGATTAAATTTTATATACAGTAGAGTTGTAAAGAGAAATATAGGACTTGCAGATATATCTAACGAGTTTGGAGAAATAACAGATAATGCCCCAGGAAGAAGTCCATTAGGGTATACTACATCCATAACAGAAACTATTGATACAACCTACGTAAAGTATATTGAACTAGCATCTCCATCAAACCAAACAGGAAGAGGATTACAAAGCTACTTTACACCGTACCCTCCAGATCCAGGTACCTCATATAGTGTTTTCTTTATTTCAAAACCAAGTAACGTATGGACTGCAAGAACTGTAATTTCTAATCAAACCCCAGTAGACTTAGGAAACTACTATGCACAGTGGGATATACCGGTAGCAGTATCACCAAACGTACCACCAGGACTACCAGGTGTAAACGGAGGAAATCCACCTATTAGAATAGTATCACCATTCTTAGAAACAAACCCAGATCTTGCCGTTAGAGCAATCGTGATAGAAGCTTATCCACCTTTAAACCCAGCATGTAAAAGAAGAATAACCTTATATCCAGGAAGTTCTGGATTCGGAGGAATCCCGACTGCAGGAAATGCTGTATTCGAATCAATAGATATTCCTATAGATTGGAATTCAAGACTATTAGGGCAACCTCTTGCAGGAGTAGACACTCTGTTTGGAGTTCCAATAAGAACATATCAATAAAATATTTATATAGAAAGCAATTAAATGACACAAGCTGAATTTCTAGCATACTGTAACATATATCCATCACAAGTAAATGTATGGTACACAGATACTGCCCCGTATACAATACAGGGTATGAGTGTACCTGTACTGGACTTAAATCTAGACGATAATACCCCTTTTCTTACACAAGTAGAGAAGGTTACAATACCGTTACCAAGTGGAGGAACTGTTACCTTAGATATAACACAGATATCTATTGCTACTGCAAATACAGTAGGACAAGGAGCTATTTCTTTTTTCTTTCTACTTACTACCCCAAGTGTAGTAACAGGTACACTTTCAAGTAATGTAATAGTAGGTAATATATCATTCTCTCCAGCTATAAACGGAATAGTGTTTAATGCAAGTCCTTACAACACAATAGGAGGAGTTGTACAAAATACCAGACTTTCAAAATACATTATGGAAAGTGATAGAAATACAGTAGGGATACCGGGAAACCCTTCGTATACAGGTCCTACTAATATTACTCAATTACTTTCCTACTCTGCTTCAAAAGCTGATATACAGGATAGTAACTATAGTGATACAGGGTGGATAAATGGAAGATACGATGGAACAAAAACTAATATATTTGATACTTTTGTAAATCCTGCTGTTAATGGTAGAGTTTTCGAAGCATCTGTATTTCCAACAGCTACTGCATTTAATCAAGTACAGTTTCAACAATCACAAAGCCAAGTAGTTTATAAAGAATATTTCTATACAGGAGTAGGAGATATACCAGGGTTTAACCGATCACCTACAATATTTTCAGCTCAAGCAAATTTTGCCGGTAATTACTATACGACAGTTGTATTAGTAAATACTTCCCCAAGCCTTACATTTTTAAATCCTTTCGAAATAGGAGACTTAGTATCTTTTGATACAAATACAGAAGTTTGTAGAGTACAGCAGATAGGTAGGGTAAATGCAACTACCCTTTCATTGGTGCTTACAAGAGCAGTTTTCGGAAACCCGCAGGATATAACTTCTGGTGATACAGTGTATAGAATAGAGCAAGTACAGGTATACGAACTAGAAAGAAATAGATTACAAGGAGTCCCAAAAGGACTAGTACTGGTAAAAGAGACAGGAGAGTTGTTAAGATTAGATTCATTAGGATATGTAGTAGAGGTTGTAACTAGTTAGAAAAATTAAAAAACATATATTTATTAATAAAAAACATTTAAAATGGGATATTTAAGTAATCAAGTAGTAACAGTTGATGCTATTCTTACAAAAAAAGGAAGAGAGTTACTTGCAAAAGGAGACGGAACTTTCAAAATCACACAATTTGCATTAGCAGATGATGAAATAGACTACTCTTTATATAATCCAGAACACCCACAAGGTTCTGCATACTATGGAGAAGCTATTGAAACTATGCCTATCTTAGAAGCATTTCCTGATGAAAGTCAGATTATGAAGTACAAACTTACAACTCTTCCAAGAGGTACTGCTAAGCTACCAATACTAGATCTAGGATACTCAGCTATTAGATTAAAACAAGGAGCATCACTTGCAATCACTCCTCAAACATTAAACTACTTAGGATCTTCTCAGACATTTGAATCTGCAGGATATGTAGCAACTATTGCTGATGCTAGAGTCTTAAATACTTTTAACGGAGTAGGTATTAACACACCAGATGCAACAGCACTAAACTCGACTACAACTTTAGGAACAAATGTTTCTAAAACAGTAATTGGAACTTCAATCAACTTAACTGCTACAACAGTTAACACATTGTTTGGAACAACTACAGAATTACAAACCACAATAACAGTAATAGGTAGAGATTCAGGAGCTAGATTAACAATTCCTGTAACTATTATAAAAGTAAACCAATAATAAGCTATGTCATTCAAAAGATTAGACCCAGAAGATATTTCAATTAGTGCAGAATCAGTAGTAGCACCAGCTTGGTCTGGACAAGCTCCAGCATTGACTGCTTTTTTTACTTCATCAACACAGGTAGGTGTAGGAGCAGGTAACTACTATTACGATGTTTATCAAGCAGACCCACAAGTTACAAATAATGGATCAGCAGTTCAATTCTCTGCTGCATACGGTAACAGGAAAGGAAGCGGATCAGCTTTAATTAGTAACGATGTAAGTTCTTCTTCTAATTCTTCTGTAATATACGGGCAGTATAGAACACTAGTAAACGGAGATGAAAATACAGATTTTACTTTCGGAAACATAATACCAAATTCAATATTTGTAATTTCTGTAGATAGAGCTAGATACAAAGAAAAATTACTACCAGGAAGTTTTAACTTAACACTTAAAAATGGAAGTGCAACTCTGCAACTTACAGATAACAGTGTAACAAATCCAACAGTATCGTATATTGATGCCGGTAGAGTTTATGATATAGTGAGTGGATCTAATGGATCTGCAACATATACAACTCTAAATGCAAACGGGTTCTCTCTAGCTTCAGGTTCTTACGGAAAATTCCTACCAGATATAGGGACAATTATATTAAATGGAAATGCTTTAAGCTCTAGTGTAGCAGGTGGAGGATTAGGTCTGACTATTGATGAAGGATTTGACATTGGTGCAACAACTAACTTAAATACAGTATACAATGTAATAAAAGCAGGAGGAAGCTTTGGCTTACAATCAGAGGAAACTATTTCATCTAACTATGTGTTTATTAGAGTTAGAAACGGGGAATTTAACTATTCAACAAATCCATCTATTATCTCAGGATCAGGAGAATTAAGATACGATGTACTAGTAAATACACCACAAGCATACTTTACAACAGTGGGACTATACAATGATAATAACGATTTATTAGCAGTTGCAAAACTATCAAGACCTTTGTTAAAAGATTTTACAAAAGAGGCTTTAGTAAGAATCAAGCTTGATTATTAATGAATGAGTGCTTACAAAAAATTAAACAAACAAGATGCCTATATAACTACCTATGTTGCCCATAAACAATGGGCAATGTCCGGTAGCCAGTTTACTGACTATAGGATTAGTTACAATACTTTTGTAGAAAACGAATACCTTAATAGTTTACAACAACTCTACTACCCGACCAGGGTATCTGGAAGTGCTCCTAGTAATGGCTTTGACTATTACCCACAGACAACATTATATCAATCTGAATCTAGAAACCTTACAACAGGATCTTTATCAATAAGTGTTCCTAGAAGTCTTTACGGAACAGCAATAAAACCGGTAGATGGATTTGAACTCTCAATAACTGTTACCACTTCTACACTGTTCCGCCCAGTAGTGCCGGATTATATTGCAGAAGGGTATTTAGAAACCTACCAATCAAATGGAAGAACAAGATTTCCAATAGGAACAGTAGTAACTACTTATAAGATATTAGACGACGGAGAGGGTCAACTATACGTATCAGGAAGCTCTCCTAGATATTATGTAGGAGATATCATATACCCACACGGAATGATAGTGGTAACCGATTCTATATACGCTTCAATATTTCAAAGCATTTTAGGTAACAAAAACCTTAGATCTTCAGCGAGATTAAGGTTTAAATCAAGTCAACCGATATTTACACATAACTACCACTGTAAGTTAAGAGAATCAGAATTCAATTATACATATAATCCTTCTGCATTATCAAGCTCATTAAAAACAGTTTACGATAATACAAATACAGTCTACAGGACTTCTTATGCTGTTGCTGGAGGAGAATTAAATAATAATGTAACAGGAAGTGAATTTCAACCATACATGACATCGGTAGGACTTTATAATGATGCAAATCAATTGATAGCAGTAGGTAAAATGAATAGACCAGTTCCGAAATCTGCTAATACGGAAATGACAATAATAGTAAAAATAGACATTTAAAAATATGGCAATTACATTAAGAACAGTAACAGGGTCAGCACTGACATTTGAACAGTTAGATGAAAACTTCTCATCCTTCTTCTATTCAGCATCATACTCAAGTGGAACAGTAACATTATTTACCACAGGAAGTGCTGAGAGTGGAAGTACAATAACTGCACCGGCAAGTATGTCTTTCTCTATTCCAATAATAACAAATTGGAGTGCAAGTGCAGGAGTAAGTACAATAACAGATCAAATTCAAATATCAGGATCATTAGTTAACGGAAGTGGAAGTATTTCTGCACCTAATAATAAATTCTCACATGGGGAAGGATTATCAACTACTGCAACAGGATTCTTCTCACATGCTGAAGGTCAGAACACTCAAGCAATTGGTACAGGTTCACATGCTGAAGGGTACTATTCCGGAGCATCAGGAGATTTTTCTCATGCTGAAGGAAGTGCAACTTCTGCAATAGGACCAGGCTCTCACACTGAAGGACAAAACACAATAGCATCAGCTTCTTATTCACACGCTGAAGGACAAAACACAATAGCGTCAGGATCTTATTCACATGCTGAAGGAAGCTACACAATAGCAATAGGTAATAATTCTCACGCTGAAGGATTTGCATCCATAGCTACAGGAGATTACTCACACGCTGAAGGAAATACAGTAGCGATAGGAAGTTATTCACATGCAGAAGGAAAAGGAAGTCAATCTACCGGAAACTTTGCACATGCAGAAGGAGATAATACAATAGCTTCAGGAATAGCATCTCATGCTGAAGGAAGAAGTACAAACTCTTCAGGTTTAGATTCACATGCTGAAGGATACGGAGCAATTTCATTAGGAGATTACTCACATGCAGAAGGTCAATTTACAGTAGCAAGTGGACAATCATCACATGCTGAAGGATTCGTTGTATCAGCATCAGGGCAGTATTCACATGCTGAGGGACAAGGTTCATTAGCATCAGGATATGCTTCCCATGCTGAAGGAGACGGTACAGTAGCTTCTGGATTTGGATCACACGCTGAAGGACAAGGTCCAATAGCGTCAGGAGATTACTCACATGCTGAAGGAAATCTTACAATAGCATCAGGGATATATTCACATGCTGAAGGATTAGATACCATAGCTCTTGGAGACGGTTCTCACACAGAAGGCCGCCTTACAACAGGATCAGGAAACGGTACACATGCAGAAGGGTATAATACACGAGCATCAGGAGATTACTCT